TCATCTAAGTAGACAGCAAGGGGTTATCCATGAAGAAGGTGGAGAAATATCCCTTACACATCTGCGTGGTAGTCAAGGAATAGCACAGTTATCTAATATAGTTATAGCACTAGAGAGAAATCAACAACATGAAGATGACTGGATGCGTAATATAACTAAGCTACGCATACTTAAGAATAGATACACAGGTGAAACAGGAGAAACTGGACACTTACACTACGACAACGAAACAGGTAGGATAAGTGAAGTAGTAGTAGACATGGAGGAGTTACTATCATGAAGAAGAGAGGAGCAAAAGGAATTATCTTAAAAGCAAAGAGTGGAAGGCAGCCTGATAGTAGGTTGCTAAGAAGAAAAGCAGCAAGAGAAGCTGCTAAAAAGAAATGAAAGTAGCATTTGATATAGAAACTGATGGACTTAATCCTAGTAGAATACATTGTATTGCTGCTCATGTAATTGGGCAGAATGTGTCTGAGTTCTGGACACCTGATAGAGTTAAGTATTTTCCTGCTTGGTTAGTCGAGATTAATGCTGAGGTATTAATAGGACACAACATCATAGGCTTTGACCTACCTGTTCTAGGTAAACTCCTGGGATTTGAATGGTGGGGAGGAGTTGAAGATACCTTAGTGATGAGTCGTCTGGACAATCCAAGCAGGGAAGGAGGACATTCACTAGCTGCTTGGGGTACAAGAATGAACTTCCCTAAAGGTGAGTACGATGACTGGTCTATGTATACAGAAGAGATGGGTGAGTACTGTAAGCAGGATGTTAAGGTGCTTGTTAAATTACATAGGTACATGACAAGCAAGAAGATGTCAAAGGCAGCACTAGATATGGAACATAAGATAGCACAGATAACTCATAAGCAGACAGAGAATGGCTGGAAGTTTGACCTAAGGAAAGCTACTCATCTACTAGCTGCTATTAAAGAAGAGATGTTCATAGCTGAAGATGAAGTACGCAAGGTATTTAAACCACTACCTGTATGGGTAGAACTTAATCACCCTAAAGATAAGTGTTTAAATAAAGATGGAAGCGTATCTAAAAGGTATCAAGCACAGTTAGATAAAGGCGCACACTTTGAAGGATGTAACTTACATAGCTGTAAAGGTAAATGTAAGTGGGGATACTATGAGTATCCTGAATTTAACTTAGGTAGCAGACAACAGATAGCTAGATACTTACAACACTTTGGATGGATACCTAAAGACTTCACGGAACTAGGCACACCTATCGTATCAGAAACTATACTAGAGGCTATAGAAATACCTGAAGGTAAGCTCATAGCTAAGTACCTAATGTTACAGAAGCGACTGGGATTAGTCAGCGCATGGATAGATGCAGTAGATGGAGCAGATAGGATACATGGCAAGGTAAATACCTGCGGTGCTGTGACAGGTAGGATGACACACTCAAGTCCTAACCTAGCACAAGTACCTGCTAGTCACTCACCTTATGGTGAAGATTGTAGGGAATTGTTTACAGTAGAAGAAGGTTACAAGCTAGTAGGTATGGATGCCTCAGGGTTAGAACTTAGGATGCTTGCTCACTACATGAATGATGAAGATTATACTAATGAGGTAATCAATGGCGACATACACACAGCAAATCAAAGAGCTGCAAATATTGAATCAAGAGATAAAGCAAAGACATTCATCTATGCGTTCTTATACGGAGCAGGTGATGGCAAAATCGGGCAAGTTATCGGAGGAACAGCTAAGGATGGTAAACGACTTAAGGCAGACTTCCTCAAAAACACACCAGCTCTTAAGAAACTACGAACTAGAGTTACTTCGCTTGCTGATAGTGGGTCACTTATAGGATTAGATGGCAGGGTATTACACATACGCAGCCAACACGCTGCTCTAAATACTTTACTACAATCAGCAGGTGCTATAGTTATGAAGCGTGCTGTTGTATTACTTGACCATTTTAGTCAGGTATACAAGATAGACTACAAGATAGTAGGGCAGATACATGACGAAGTACAAGTAGAAGTAGAAGAAAGTAAGGCACAATTCTTTGGGGACTTGGCAGTTAATTGTATACGCAGAGCAGGTAAAGACTTTAAACTAAACTGTCCTTTGGATGGTGATTACAAGATTGGAACTACATGGAGGGAAACACACTAATGAATAATAATAAGATTAGTCCTGACTATTATCAGAAAGGTAAGATAGAAGTAACAGATTTTATTACTGACCAGAACATGACTTTTGTTGAAGGTAATGTAGTAAAATATGTATGTCGATACAAAGATAAGTCAGGGATACAAGACCTAAGAAAGGCTAGATGGTATCTAGACAAGTTAATAGAAATACAGATGGACACTAAACCATTTAAGGAGGGAGAGTGAAGAGTATAAATACATTAGTTGAAGATGTATATGAAGTCCTATCTTCTAGTAAAGCAGATGATAGTGTAGATGTAGATAAAATCATTGATGACTTTGGAGAATCAATGAAGTCCTTGCTTAGAGATAATGTACTTAAACCTAGACAAGACAGGCGAACCTTAAGAATGTCTAACATAGGTAGGAAGGATAGATTCCTATGGTATGTACATAAAGGTATGAGTCAAGAACAGATGAAACCTAGTACACTAATGAAGTTCCTATATGGACACGCTACAGAAGAGTTAGTCTTAGCTCTTGTTAAATTAGCTGGACATGAAGTTACCCACCAACAAGAAGAAGCAGAAGTTTCTGGAATAAAAGGTAGCATGGACTGTGTAATTGATGGTAAACTAATTGATGTTAAAACAGCAGCACCATTCGGCTTCAAGAAATTCAAAGAAGGAGGCTTGCGATGGGATGACCCATTTGGTTATATAGACCAACTTCGTGGTTATGCTGCTTCTCTTGGTGTAAAAGAAGGTGGTTGGTTAGTGATAGATAAAACCAACGGACATCTCTGTACACATTTTGAAAACTTTGAGCATGATGAACCTATTGAAATACGCATAGAACATCTGAAAGAGGTTGTCGAAAGAGAGGAAAGACCAAAGCAATGCTATGAGTTAGTACCTGATGGTAAGTCAGGCAACACAAAGCTTGCTATGGAGTGCAGCTACTGCGTGTTTAAGCAACATTGCTTCCCTAACATGAAGGTGTTTGCCTACTCAACTGGACCTAGGTTCTTAGTTGATATAGTTAATTACCCTAAGGTAGCTGAAGTTTATAATTACTTTCAAAAGGAGTAGATATGAAAGAGATGATAGAGCAAGTACTGGCTAACAAATCACTTACAGTATTTTTAGGTATCGTAATCGTAGCTTTAGTACTTGGTTGGGTAGGCTAGTAAGATAAGACTGGGGTTAGTCGTCATGATAACCCCTTTCTGAGGAGCATGAGAGGGGGTTACAGCGTACTTTAGCATGTAACCAATAGCAAGGGGAGGGTATGATATACAAAGCAGTTATAAAGCTGCCAACATATAGTAAAGGCAGAGGAGAGAAGAAGCGTACTAATCTATTTAGTATGAATATCTATAGAAACATGCACTACCTTAGTTTGAACAAGGTAAAGCGTGACTATCATAAAGAAGTAGAAGAGTGGGTAAAGGTTTTACCTAAGTTTAAGAACCTAACACCTAAGTATATTCTATTCTTTAAAGGAAAGAGAAAGAAAGACATAGACAACTACACATTTCCTATACACAAGTTCTTAATGGATGCGCTGGTAGAGCATGAAGTGTTAGCCGATGATAGTTATGACTATGTTAAGGGATTCACCACTAGTTTTGGTGATGATAATATGGAAGATAACTATGTAGTTATCGAATTAAATGGAGATGAGTTATGACACAAAATGGTAGGCAGGAAGTTATTAGAAGATTAGCAGAAGATTACGCAAAGAGAGCAACAGTATTAAGTTTAAAGTTTGAAGATGCCTACAATAAATATGTCAAGAGATGTGAACTAAGAACAGATGAGAACCTGTTACAACAGTTTACTTGTGCTAACTTAGGGAGATTACCTATCACTACTACAGCAGGTAGAGCAGATGAATACATAATAACTACTGGTCCAGATGATTGTGAGGATGGTGTATGCAAACTATAGTATTAATTATAGTGCTACAGATAATAGTAGAGATGATAGTATGACTGAGAAGGAAGAAGAAAGACATCCACCTAGTCCTCCCATGTCACCTTTTAGCTAGCGGAACCAGTTTGCATCTAAAGGTTGCATACTGTGATACAATTCAAGAGTATCTTCATAATCCTGTTCAGCATAATCCCCTGTAAAGTCGTCTAGTTTAGGTGGTCCTGCGTGTCCTAATCTATTTTCCCAGTAAGCATCAAAACTATCTACTTCATTATCTACTTCTTTAACTCTATCTGAAACTTTATCAATTCCATAAAGAGCAGCAGAAGTAAGCATACCATATGGTGTAGCTTTCCTTATATTCGTAGCTGTTTTAACAGCATCCGTAACTCTTCTATTTCCTTTTATACCTAATAAAGCTTCTAACCAGTCTGGCATATCATCTCCAATTCTTTGCAATACGATTACCTACAGGTCTACCCCATATACCTATAGCTTCTTGTACACCAGCAGGTGTATTCCAATGTTCATCT